TAAACCCTTTAATATATCCCTATACCGCATGGCGACAAGGCGGTTTGCAATCACCACATCATCTCCTAGAATGGCATAAGCCGAAAACCAACCGGTCTTCCCTACCTCCCGAGCAGCACACTGGACTATCATATGATGAACCAGAGCCAACATCGCCCAAGAACTATAGGCCCCCATAGGTTGACCCACCTCGTACCGGACAATTCCGGTACGCGGGAGACCTTCCGAAACCTCAATAGAATCGAAACGGTCCGAAGAAAGATCGTAATGAAAATCACGATCTCTCAACAGTTTCCCCCATAAATCACCCATAGAACTAGGGAGAAGTTGGTTCAATAGAGCTACTTGCACCTCCCATGGCACCCTATCCGTGGCTGCCTTCAAGTCAAACGAATAACAAACCTCATTAGGGAAATCTCTAACCAGAGCTCTAACAGGAGCCAACTGATTAAAGGTCCCATCTTGAGGTATTCGTTTCAACACTGAAAACAACCAAAGATGGAGCGGACGCAGAATAATCTGCGTCCAATAGTCTACTATAGCAAACACTCGGACCTTCCCAGGTTCTTCCTTCACCCCAAGCTTTCCTAATCGGCCTCCACTTCCAGTAAGAGGACGGGCTCGCCTCGGAGGAGAGTCCGCCCATAACATATATATGTCATCTGCTTCTGAAGCCAAACGCTCCATAACAGACTTAATGGAAAGAGAGTCAACAATCGTCAACCATGAAACTAGTACCCCCCAGAGTGGGTTTTCTTTCCACACCAAGGCGTCATACCAGCACATACCCAACGACGTACTATTATTCCGAGAATTAGGCCCAGAAGTCCGGACCGAAAAATATTCCACCTTCAAAGTCTCTCTCACGGCAGCCTCTGACAAGGGAAAAACATCCCAAGCCATCAACTGCCGAGCGAAAAACTCAGAATACCTAGAAACGCGTCTAACCACACGGGACGATCCCTCAAATGGGGCTATAATCGTTTCCACACTAAACACCCCCTTAAAATCCAGTACCCTATACAAACCAAATAGGGACAACCAGGCCCTCACTATTAAGTGATCCCCGGACCGAATTCTCCGGCGGTGCTCAACGGGAATAATTCTCGGCAAACCTGACCGAGTCCGACTGACCGCTGGCCCGAGGACGGTAACATCCTTATGCTTCTTGCCCGCTGTTACGGACATCAGTAAAATACTGTAAGCCTTCAGACGCATACACAACCCTCGGACTCCCTGAGTCTTCATAATCCACCCACAATGCCACGCGAAACGATAAAGTATCTTCACCCATGACGACAGGGAAGCCCCACCCACCAAACCTATAAAACTCAGCAGTTTTAAGGCAAGTGGGCGACCAGCTTTTACACTGTTCTGCCAACTAAGTCTGACAGCTGGACTTAATTCCGAAAAATAAGTCAAGTTGTTCATTTTCAATTATAAATAATAGCTTAGCACTTCAGTTTCCCTTGTGGGGACTGCAGGCACCTTATCCAAGGACGGGGCTACCGCTGTGGTTGCCTGATCCTACACCTCTCCTATCTAGATCCCCGGGATCCTCTAATCTTCATCACATATCTCCGTACTGTCTTCCGAAGAACGTCGTAAGACATGCGACTCCGACCGTTCCAGATTCCCATTTCCACGACCGATGTCGCGTTTTACCCTTTAAACTAGAGGGCTCTTCTAAAAAGAAGGGTGCCGACCAGGTACCACTATCACCACCAGCGAGAGGCTGTTCTCAACCTTTCGGTATCTACCCCTCAAAAGGGGCTGTTAAGTGGGAAACACCCACTTCCAGCATGACTGGTGCGTAATGGATATCGTACCTGAGGCACGAGACCATGCTCGTCCTCCCAAATGGACCAGACTCAACGTCCGATACTACATCTGAGTAGAACAAGC